ATCTTCTTCTTCTTCATTAACTCTTGCAATTGATAGTTTTGCAGTTGGCTTTGCATTGCCTCAGTCATACCGCCCTTATAGGCTTTCTGACCAAGTTGCAAACCTTCAGCAATAGACTGACCTGTATTTCCACCTTGGAATAAACGACCTGCTAGGGCATACAAGGCTTGTGCTTGGGCATCGTTACGATTACTTTGAATGTCAGCGGGTGACATACCTAACAGACCCATAGTGTCTGAGCCACCTGTACCAAAAATGTCTAATAGTCCAGCCATGATTAAAACTCCAAAGAACCCATGTATTCACCAGAATTAGGGTTTAACGCAGGTGAACTACCAAGCCAGTTAGAAGCACTATTCCATAAATTACCGATGCCTGTAGCTCCACCAAGATTCTTATACAAGCCACCACCAACAGCCGCTATACCTAGTAGGTTTTGCAGTCCAGATGTATCAGCAGAGCCACTAGAGATAGACTGACCAACACGACCCAATGGGTTTCCATAGACCAATGACAGATAGTTCTGCAAGTTCTGTTGTGGTTGGTTTTGCAAGAAGTTAAATCGTGCAATGTCAGATTGTGTTTGTGCGCCTGTGTAACCCTCACGAGCCTGACCTGCCGCCAACATATTCTGAATGTCTTGGTAGTCAGCAGAAGCCATTTGTGGAGCAGCCATCGTAGCTTGTTGTTGCATACCACGCTCTTGGGCATAGTTCTGATAAGCCAACTGTCCTGCTGTATCAGACAGGCTCTTGGCAAACTGACCACTCGCACGATCTTGCAATGTCTGCATAGCACCACCGCCATAGCGACCTGCACGAGATGCCGCAGAACCTACGTCACCCAATGTCTGCTCAAACCTAGTCTGAGCCGCTTGTGCTGCAGGTTGGAAAGCACCCTGAAAGAATGGATTGCCCTGCAAGAAGCCACCAGAGATGGTGTTTTGCAGTTGACCTTGTGCAGACTGAAGTAAAGGATTGCCCTGAGAAGCACGAGCCTCTAGAGCCTGTAGACCTGTTTGAGTTGCACTTGATGGGCCAACATAGGTTTGACCACCATAGTATTGAGGGCCACCGCCCTGATAAACACGTTGCGCCTCAGTCAAACCATATTGTAGAAATGGTTGGATTGTTGGGTCAACTTGTGATGTGGTAGTAGTCGCCATGTTTTACTCCTAGAGTTTCGGATTCCATAGCGGGTCATCCACGGAATCTATTATAAATTGAAAATTAACCAATAACAACATATTTATATGTCTTACTAGCCGTTGAGTTTGCAAAATGAGTGATCGTAGCCGTACCCTGTCCTTGGGAACTAGCGTAAATGTTTGTCAATGCTGATGGAGAGATGTAGTTCATCGTAGTAATCAGAGATGCCGTAGATGGGTAATTTGTTCCAGCAGCATAGGCTTGAAGACTTACAGTAGTGCTATCAGTCTCCCACCAAAGTTCAATGTAATCATTTGCATTTAAACTTAGAAAATAATTCCACCCAACCAAACCATGACCATTAACTGAGCCATGTTTGCTAGGAACAGCAAAGAATCCTGTCGAGCCAGTAAGGTTTGTTCCATTAACTTTTATCCAAGCTCTAACGTCATGGTCTTGTGAGTCAGTATTTTCAAATTGACCAGACCATTGGAAGTTATAAATACCTGCGTTTTTTACATTCAGCCTAGAACTATTGCTTAAAGTAATTCCATTCGAGTAGTCTGTGGTGTCCATTGTCATTGCGTAAGCCGTATTAGCTGTAGCAACAGTTTGGTCAACAAGGCTTTGAAAAGCCCCATAGGGCATATAGTCCACAAAAGAAGCAGCAGAACTAGGGGCAAACAAGATCACGCTATCTGCGCTAATCCTTCTGTCGTTCAGCGTAGTAGTAGTAGCACCGCCAGTTGCCAGAGTCAAAGTCCCTGTGTTGTTAGACTTGCCATCCATCAAACCACGGACAACCTCGGAAACTTGTCTCTGGTCACCGCCAAAAGGAGGAAGCGTTCTAAACATCAGCGAGTCCCCTGACCTTGTAACTCAACATCCAAGCCAACAGCAGTCTTCCAAGTTCCTGTAGGTACAACCTTAAACTGGTGGTAGTTGCCGTTAGACCTGAGTGAAATCCTGTTATCAGAGTCAGCAGTTCCCGCAGTACCAAAGCTAGTTTGCTCACTCAAAAGAGTCCTAGAAGCCACAGAAACAGTCGCAGAGCCTCCGTCTACCATAGGTCTAGCCAAAGTAACCACCGATCTCCCACCTGCGTTTAGATCTCCTGTGATGATCTGACCTGTAGCTGGCGCTCCGTTGTAGGTAACCACATAAGCACCCGAAGTTCCACCAAGGAAATACTTACCACCCATGTACAGGATAGAGTCAAGACTAACAGTCAAAGCATCAATGCTTGTTGACAGAGCGTCTAAGCCCTCCAATGTCGTAGCAGATGTAGAAGCGTCTGAAATGTAATCAGTACCCGCATCCCCATAAGTCCATTTCTGAGTTCTAAAGTTATAGATAATCAGTTTTCTTTGAGCAAATGTAGTCTTAAAGTTCCAAATAACTAACTTGCGTACAGGGTCAACAGCCGCTGACATGGTGTCAAATGCACTCTCGTCAGCCTCACCAAAGAACCATCTATCTATTTTCTCTGAGCCAATTGCTGTGACGTTCTGTCCATCACACAAGTAAAACCCATCGTCACTCAAAAAGAATGTGATGCCTTGAACCTGTGCAATAGAACCTGCCGCAATACATCCCTTACCACGAGAGATATTGTCAAACTGGAAAATGAACGGAGTGCCGATATAACTCATGCGAGATATACCCTTCTCCATCAAGACCAAACCAAACTCACCACCACGGATGCCAACAATCTGACCGCCATCAGCAATGTCTTGAAAGTCAGCTTGGGTTACCTGATCTGAACCCCATGAAGTCTCTGCATCAATTCCTGACCACCTGACACGAGTTGGATAGACAACAGAACTCTCGGTGGTAAACGCAGTAACAACAAAATCACGCACAACAGTTATAAACTTGCACTTAGGCGCAGTAGCCGATAGGTCAGCAAATGCCGTAGATGTACCCAAGGTAAAGGATTGAATGGGGTCACTATTGTTAGTCCCAATAATCACGTTACCAAACTGAGTAAACCTAAACCTATCAAGAGCAGCGTTAGGTGTGTAACCACCTACCTTAGATACGTTGGTCAATGCACCGACACCAGAGACTTCATAAATCTTTGTAGTGCCAGCCGCAAACAACTTTGTCAGACTTGTGGGGGTCTTACCTGCTACCAATGTAGTAAGGTTTTCAGCCGCTACCGCAGAGAAAGTAGCCGCAGTAGGGAGTGGGCCGTAACCCACAGCCTGAGAGACTACGTTCTTTGCATCCACCAAAGCACCTGTGATGCTAGGTTGGTCAGGCATCCACTCACCAAATGTTAGTTTTGTCGTAGCCATGTATTACTTCCTTGAGCCTGTTGTGTCCATGTATTGTCGTTGGCAGACACAGGTGTCCATGTGTTTGTGTCGCTCGATACTGTCACCCAAGTATTTGAGTCTGTCGAAACTGGAGTCCATGTGTTAACGTCTTGTGGTACAGGTGTCCAGTTATCACCAAGGATTACACCATTTACTGTGATAGTGGTTACACCTGTAACACTAGCAACACCTGCGTAAATTGCGGAAGCAGAAGCCGTAAAATCTGTATCACAGGTAATACTTGCCATTGCATCAGCAACAACTCCACCATTTGCGGTTACTGTTGCATCACAAGATATATCACCAGAACCAAACTGAACCCTGATTGCATCAGCTACTACTGTAGCGTCACCAGTTATAGAAGCAACACCATTGGCAACAATTCCACCCAAGGCGGTAACAGTAGCAGTACCAGTAATAGCACCACTAGCAAACTGAACACGAGTCCCAATAGCCGTTACATCAGCGTTAGCCGTAACGCTACCACTAGCAAACTGAACCCTGATTGCACTTGCACTAACTGTAGCGTTAGCATCAATAGCACCAGAGCCAAACTGTACCCTTACCGCATCACAAGAAGCACTAGCACTAGCCGTAATGCTTGCACTAGCTAACTGGACACGAGTTCCAATAGCCGTTACTGTTGCCGTTCCATCTACCGCCCCACCACCAAACTGAACCCTAGTGCCAGTAGCCGTAACGCTTGCAGACGCAGTTACAGACCCATAGGCATCCCATAGGGTTACAGAGGTTGTGTAAAGTGGACTATCGAGTGTGAGTGTTAAGTCATCAATGCTAGACTTTAAATTGTCTAGCGAGTCAATTGTCCACGGTGGCAGTAAGTCAGCCATCTCACGCCAATGTGACGCTCAATGAACCAGAGGCAACACGGAACACATCACCAGTTGCAATCGTTTTAGAAGCATCTAGTGGTGAGTGATACAACAGATTACCTGTAGTCAAAGCATCACGGATTCCAATGTGTGTAATCGTTCCCCACGCACCGCCAGCTTGAGGAAACTCGATAGCCGCAGAATTGGTAGAAACACCATTGGAAGGCGCACCAAAAGTAATAGCCTGACGAGCGTAGCTAGTGCCAGAACACTCTGTTCCAGTATCAGCATCTGTTGGGTCAGTTGTGTAAAGAGCCAAGTACACAGTTGTTGGTGCTGTGTAAGCAGTTGCTCGTAGCGTTACATTGATTAACGCATTTTCGAGATAGTTGGACATTTCAGCCATAGTTTCACCTTGGAGTTAGTTTCATTGCTAATGGGACACCAGAATACTGGCCTTGTTCGTCAGACTTGGTGAGAGATGCTATTGCCCTGTCGTACATAGTTCCCCATGTATTGATTCGAGCATCGTTCATCAAGTAAGGCTCTGCCTCGATCAATGAAGCATAAAGCAAGGCATCTGGTGCAACATTCAAAAATACGTTAGAAACATTTGCATCAGACAAGTAAGCTGGTGCAGCAAAGTACAACATCCTCAATGTATAAACACCATCAGGAGGAGGAGCAAGTAAGAATTCGCTTGCAAGAATTGTGTAAGACTTAGGAACACCAACTTCTGATGCTCTTGGGTCATTAGACAATGCGGAGGGACTAGAGTAACTTAATGGTTGGATAGGGTTTGTCAATACGACAAAATCACGAATCTCTAAAAAGTCGCTAGGAATCTCTACAGTCGAATCACCAGATACAGTCGATGTTGTTACAGACTTGAGCATCTGACGAATACGCAGTTCTCTACGAAGTCGATTCTCAGCAAATGTGATGAAGTCGGGAATCTGGGTAGTCAAGTCAGACCTAGCCAGATAACCTGCAATCGAGGTCTTTAAATCAGAGTATGTTGCGAAACTCATACTACTCCTGTTCGAGTTCTAAAAACTCTGTTATCACGCTCGTTTAACCATGCCTTCATGCGTTTCTCATCAACAATATGAAAGCCACGCATGATGCCAGATTTGTTTAAGTCATCAATCACAGTCATAGGTATTGATGCAATCTTATTGCCAAGCAAGTTATCAGACCATCTAGACTTCTCATCAAAAGAGTTATATTCTTTTTTATTCTGCTCAAGAATTTCAGTAATGTCTTGGCGAGTCTCAATAACGATTCCACCATCACCATCAGCGTGAACAGTAGTCTGACGAAAATTGTTAGGGTTTTGCATACGCTAATTCTATCAGTTTGTGTAGAAAAGAAAATGCCCCAGATGATTAGTCTGAGGCATCTTTTGGGTTACACCAAATTAAGGTGTGATGTCAGCAATAATGCCGTGAGCAGCTTCGTTCTTAACTTCTAAGGTGTACTCAGCCAACAGTTGTGTAGACTCATTGTCGCCAGTAACAGCCAACTCGTTGGTCTGGAAAGGACGCAGATAAGCTACAGCAGCCATGTCGGGGTCAAGCACAAACGCTGTTTCGCCACATGAGTTAGTAGAAGTCATAAATCTGTTCGGAATTATTGAAATTGTTCCGAAATCGCTCATGTAAAGATCAGCCGACGAAATGATGGTTGTAGGTGCATTGCTAGGGGCCATGAAACGCTGTGCAGCAATACCAGCAAAACCAGAAACCAATTGCTTGTGAGCAGGGTTAACCATCAACACTTTAGGATTGCCACCAGAAGCGTAAACTTCTTTAACAACAACCTTCAAAATGTCTTCTGTGAAAGTGCGGTTTGTGCCATCTGTACGAGCAGTAGTGCCAGAAGCGCCAGCAACACCAGAAGTACCAAAGTCACCATTGGTAGCCAACCATGCTTGCAGACCGCCCAATTTACGAGCAGTAGAAGAATCACCATTAGAAGCAACTTGGTTGCTTAACAATGAAGTCTCCATGTCACGCTTAATTTCGCTAGAGGCTTTAGCCAAGTTATAAGCCTTTTCAGACTTACGACCTGCTTTGTCAACAGCTTGCAAAGTGCCAGAAATCTTAATAGTCTTCTGTGCAATCTGAGTGCGGTTGCCAACACGAGTTGTTGGAG